AGCTTCCGGGCCAGGGCAAGCTGAAGGATCGCTTCGAGCGCAGCCAGATCCGCTACCGCACGATCGAGTCGCGCGTCACGCTGCACCACCTGCTGATGATGGGGCTCATCCAGCGCACCATGGAGACGCCCCGCGGCCGGGCCATCATCATGGCGCCTCCTGGGACCGCGAAGTCGACCTACTCGAGCGTCGTCGGTACGAGCTGGGCGCTCGGCCGCTGGCCCGCCACGCAGATCATCATGACGAGCTACGCTAGCGCGATCATCGCCAAACAGTCGCGCAAGGTCCGTCAGATATGCCGCGACCCCTACTACACTTCGCTATGGGCTGAGCGCCCGACGCTGATGGATGACCAGCGCGCGATCGACGACTGGAGCCTGTCCAACGGCAGCTCCATGATGTGCGGCGGAATTCTCTCCGGTATCACCGGCAACCGCGCCGACGGCTTCATCATCGACGATCCGCTCGCCAACCGTGAGCAAGCTGACTCGGCGACCATCCGCGAGAAGATTTATGACGAGTACACCGACACGGTGTTGACCCGCGCGAAGCCGAAAATGTGGGTCATCATCATCATGACTCGCTGGCACGAAGATGATCTGGTGGGCGCCATCCTCCCTGAGAACTACGATGGGGAGTCGGGGAAGATCAAGTGCCGCGACGGGCAGACGTGGGACGTGCTGTGTCTGCAGGCCGAGGCCGAGCGTGACGACGATCCGCTTGGGCGCAAGAAAGGCGACTTCATCTGGCCGGAGTGGTTCCCGCGGGAACATTGGGCATCGTGGCGCGATAATCCACGGGCCGTTCGCACATGGAATGCGCTGTTCCAACAGCGACCAGCGCCACAGGCTGGCGTGCATTTCAACCGGGATATGTTCCGCCGATACAACCCCAACATCGGGCGCTCCGATGACTACCTTTACCAACGGAATTGATCTGAAGCGAGGGCTGCCGCTCACGCTTCGCACCTATGGGGCGAGCGACTACGCCACCATGGAGCCCCAACGGGGCAAGAAAGAGCCCGACTTCACCGAGCACGGCGTGTGGGGAATCGACTCGATTGGGGATCTCTACGCCTGCGACTGGTGGTTTCAGCAGGCCGAGACCGATGTTGGCATTCGGGAGTTCCTGCGCCTGTGCCGGCAGTGGACACCCACCCGCTGGTGGAATGAAGGCGGCATCATCGACAAGGCGATCAAGCCCGCGATCCGCAAGGAAATGCGCGCCAAGAATTGCTTCGTGCATCTGGTGCCGATGCCATCGCTCCAAGACAAGACGGTGAAGCTGCAGTCCTTCCATTCGCGCGCGACGATGGGGAGCGTCTGGTTCCCGATGGGGCCTACCTGGGCCGAGCACGTGATCGACCAGCTCGTGAAATTCCCCGGTGGCCGATGGGATGACGCGGCGGACGTGTGCGGACTGATCGGCCGCGGGCTCGATCAAATGTTCGACCCCCGGCCGAAACTTGCGGAGACGCGGGCGCAACTGGTACCCTTCACGGCCAAGTGGCTCGAGTGGCGCGACGACTACGACAAACCCAAGGTGAGGTACTTCTGACATGAAAATCTGCCGCCCCGGATTCGCGCCGATCGACACCGACGCCCCCGTCCAGAAGTCCCAGGGTGCCGCCCCGACGCCGGCTCTCGACGAGAACGGTTTGCGGCTTGACGGCCCAACCATCGAAGGTTTCGTGGCAGCCGGCTACAAGCCGGAAAACTATCCGCCCTCGGGCTACGCCGAGAAGCAGTCGCCAGGGCTCACCGAATTCAAGAAGTCCCAGGGTGCTGCCCCCAATGCGGGTTCCAGCACGTCCCCGACTGAGGGGGCAGCACCCTCGGCTTCCGATGCAGCCGAAGCCGCGAAGATCCTCGGCGAAGCGCAGGCACTCGCGGCCAAGGTCGCCGCGGAGGCCAAGTGAGCCCCGTCGACGAGCAGCCGTCGCTCGAGGCGATCCTGACGGATCGCGCCAAGGGCGACGCTGCCGACCTGCAGAAGCGCGCGATCGACTACGCCCATCAGGCCGAGGATGACGCCGAGCGCTTCGCGCTGAAGTGGCGCACCATCTGCATGTGCTCGATCGCCGCGTTTCTTCTCGGGCTCATCGTCGGGCGTCTCGTCTAGCGCATGGCCGGGCCGATCAAGGGGGTCTCAGGCTTCGCGGGCGTCACGGACGACCCCACGCAGACCGGCTTGCCCATGGAGCCGAACCAGTATGAGCCCCCGCCGCAGGAAGGCGAGGACGAAGAAGCCGACCCCAACGAGGAAGCCGATGTAAAGTCCTGGTGGGACCGCTGGGAAGAAGCTCGCGAGTTCGACAAGAATTTCCGCGAGCAAGTCGCGCAGGATCGCAAGTACGCGAGCGGCACGGTCGACATGACTTGGGCGGTCTCCACCAACGTCATCGGCGCCTTCATCGACATCCTGACCGCGCTCCTGTACGCGCGAGACCCCGATGTCAGCGTCTCGAAGGCCGCGCAGGTCGACAGCAGCGCCCCGGAACTGCTCAACGGGCAGCCTTTGCAGCCCGAAATGCTCACGCTGTTCGCGTCCACACTGCAAATTGTCATCTCGAAGCTCTGGAAGAAAGGCCATCTGCGCCGCAAGTGCCGCAAGGACGTGCGTTCCATCCTCTCCAACGGCGAAGGTTGGCTCAAAGCCAACATGTTTGCCGACCAGACGCCCAATCCGGTCACGGAAACGGCGCTGAATGACGCTCGGGAGACGATGGCGCGGCTGCAGGCCGAGGAAAATCTGCTCGAGGATCCGGCCGATGACGACCCGGAGGCTCGCGAGGCGCAAAAAGAGCGCATCGAAGGGCTCATCGCCGAGCTGGAAGGGAAAATGGAGCTGGCGATCAACAGGATGTTCGTCGTCGACTTCTGCAAGACGGAAACCATACAGGTTTCTACGGATGTTGAGTCGATCGAGGACTACCTGGACGCAGAATGGATCGGCAACGAGACGTTCCTGACCAAAGGGAAGGTGCTCGCGAAGTTCTCGCGCCTCTCGGACGACGATCTCAAGACCGCTCGCATCTACTATCAGCACCCGCCGAAGAAACTGAGCGACCGGGACACCGATGCGACGTTCCCGCAAGGCCAAATGACCGGCGAATCGTCGCTCGCGTACAGTCCCAACCCGTCCGCGGCCGAAAAGAACGGTCACTACCACGTCGTGGAGGTATGGGACCGGGTAGAGAAGAACGTCAAGACGGTTATCGAGGGCGTCAAGAAGTGGGCAGTCCCTCCGTATGAGCCTCCGTACCCAACACAGCGGTTCTACCCGTATTTTTACGCCGGATTCTTCGAGGTAGACGGCGAGCGGCACGCGCAGTCGCTCTCCTGGCGGCTCTACAAGCTCCAGGACGAGTACAGCACCGCGCGATCCAACTTCCGACTCACTCGGGAGCGCTCGATCCCCGGAACGATCGTCAACGGGGGCGCGATGCCGCCCGAAGAGGTCGAAAAGCTGCGCAAGTCGAAGCATCAAGAGATCACGGTCATCAATCCGACCGATCCGACGCAGCCGATGAACACGATGTTCGCCCCGAAGCCGGTTGCGCAGGTCGACATGCGTGTTTTCGACACTACGCCGATCACGAGCGACATGGAGCGCATTTCAGGTGTCCAGGAAGCGCTCTCGGCGGTCAGCCAAGGCCCTGGCAACCCGCAAACGGCGACCGAAGCCTCGATTCAGCAGCAAGGGACGGCCGCGCGCACCACTTCCGACCGCGACCAGCTCGAGTGGATGCTCACCGACATGGCCGAGTACACCGCGCAGCAGGCATTGCAGTGTTTGAAGCTGATTGACGTGCAGCGGCTCGCCGGAACGAAGGCATTCTGGCCCGAAGGCATGTCGATCGACGATCTTTTCACGCTGGTGGAGGTTTCCATCGTCGCCGGGACGACCGGGAAGCCCAAAGCGCAAATGGGGCAGGCGGAATGGGCGCAAGTGCTGCCCAAACTGCAGGAAGGCATCATGCAGATCCAGCAAGCGCTGGCATCGAAGAATCAGCCGCTCGCCACTGCCATCATCAACCTGCTGAAAGAGACACTGCGCCGGTTCGGC